CATCAACAGGTTCTTTGAAAACCCGCAGAGCGTCCAAGAGATTGCAACAGGTGCAGGTAAAACGGTTATCACAGCCGCACTGTCAGACGCCGTGAGCAAGTATGGTAGGAGTATTGTGATTGTTCCAAACAAAAGCCTGGTAACACAAACACACAAGGATTACAAGAATATGGGGCTTGATGTTGGTGTGTATTTCGGTGACGATAAAGAATACGGCCGTACACATACTATTTGTACATGGCAAAGCCTAAACAACCTGCTCAAAGACACCAAGAACGGCGTAGCAGATATCACAATAGGTGAGTTTATTGAAGGCGTGGTATGTGTTATTGTAGACGAAGTACATATGGCAAAAGCAGATGCACTCAAGACTCTGCTTACAGGTGTGTTTGCCAAGGTGCCACTGCGTTGGGGACTCACGGGAACTATTCCTAAAGAGGATTATGAGTGGGTGAGCATCAAGTGTGCGCTAGGTGATGTTGTGGGACAACTTAAAGCAAGTACTCTGCAAGAAGCAGGGCACCTGAGCCGGTGTCATGTTAACGTAGTACAAATGATAGATCATGTGGAGTACAGCAACTACCAAAGCGAACTCAAATATCTTTTTGAGACCGAAGGACGTTTGGACTATATAAGCAAGCTGATAGAGAATATCAGGCAAAGTGGAAACACTCTAATACTTGTAGACCGTGTGGCTGCAGGCAAATCAATTACAGAAAGAATTCAAGATGCGGTTTTTGTATCGGGCGCCACGAAAGCTACAGATCGCCAGGACGAGTACGACGATGTGGCCACAAGCAACGGGAAGGTTATTGTGGCGACTTACGGTGTGGCCGCTGTGGGTATTAATATCCCTCGTATTTTTAATCTGGTTCTTCTGGAACCCGGAAAGAGCTTTGTCCGCGTTATACAATCAATTGGACGAGGTGTTCGCAAAGCAGAAGACAAAGACTTCGTCCAGATCTGGGATATAACCAGCACCTGCAAGTTTGCCAAACGGCATCTAACCAAACGTAAACAATTTTACAAGGAGGCTTCGTACCCCTTCACAATAGAGAAAGCTAATTGGCAATGAGAATACTAACCCTAGACAATACTGCATTCGAAATGAATGACATCCCGGATGAAGTTGATGACCTGCGATTTTGTGTGTTCGACAACAGCGACCCTAAAGAACCCGATTACTTTTTTATACCATTAATATTCCTAGAAAGTTTTAATAGTCCTGCACTGGTACTACGCATAGGCAACAGTGTAATTAAAATGCCAGTGGATTGGCAGGTGCTTATCGGAGAGCCAGACCTTGGGGATCTTGAAGTAGTACCACTTAGCAGTATCAATGATAGAGGATTCAGCGTGTTTACATTTAATCCATTGAGCAGTTTCCGCCCTGAGTTTATGCCTATAGAAATCATCGACATTTATCAAGATGTCAAATGGTATTTCCCAAAACTCAAGCCTGGTCAGATGTTGGCAATTCCAATTGAACATGAGAGTAAACCTGCATGTGCATATTTTATAAAAGATGTTTCGAGACAAAGCGAGGTTGTTGACTACGGAAAGGCATGGTAATATGGGCAGACTCAAACCAGGTGCGACCTACATATACGAAAAAGCCATGGGTGTGACCTATGCTCGCGAAGCAGGCGCACATCCAGGAGATCGTTTTGAAATTGGCCGCGACTATCCTGGTGAGAACACCTTCCTAGGATATCCAGTAACTGAAGTGGCAGAATTAGTTGCTATGAAGCAGGCCGCAGAGTCCAATCCCTCTTTACATGAAGCACTAGAACATGCTAAAGTACTGTATGAACTATCTCGTGATCACACCCCTGACACTAATCCAATGTGGCACCCAGTATGAGTGATGTTGATAAATTAAACATAGGGTATGAAATGACCCAGCTGGATCGTAAGAACCGAGGTTTTTATGATGAGCTAACAGATGAAGAACGGAAAAAGTTCAGCACCTATCTTATGGTGCGCTGGAGCTCAAGTGTGCAAGCAGACGGAGATATCCAGGCCTACTATGTGATGAGTTGTAATGAGAATCTAAACACCAACTTCTTTGATCTTAGCCAGCATCCAAAGCTACAATGGCTATGTGCCACAACTGTAAGTCCAGGCCTAGGAACATTTCGTCATCAGTGGATCTCTCCTAAAAAGAAAGAAGGATCTGATACCAAAATATCCAAAGTACTACGCTCACTGTTCCCTGATTTGAAAGAAGATGAAATTGATGTACTCAGAAGAATCAACACTAAAGATGATATTAAACAGTTGGCAAGAGAACATGGATGGACAGACGATCGAATTAAAAAAGAATTTTAGTTGTAAATACTGCGACAAAGAGTTCCGCAAAGAATCTACGTTGGCAGCGCATCTGTGCGAAAACAAACGCAGGTGGCAACAGGAAAAAGAAACCAGTGTGCAGATGGGTCTTAGAGCCTACCTGCAGTTTTATGAGACCACACAAGGCAGCGCCAAGCTGAAGTCATATGAAGATTTTGTTAACAGTCCTTATTATAATGCTTTCGTTCGCTACGGCAGATATCTTGTTGCTATTCGCGCTGTCAATAGCAACAGTTTTACTGCATGGCTCTTGAAGAACAACAAGAAGCTGGACCAATGGTGCAAGGATAGCTTCTATGATGAATGGCTACTGGAATACCTGCGTAAAGAAGCAGTACAAGATGCACTAGAACGTGCGCTAAAGGAGATGCAAGACTATGCAGATGCGCACACTGAACTCAAGAACGGGTTCCTTGACTATTTTAGGTATGGTAATAGTAATCGCGTTTGCCATCATATCGTCACCGGTCGTATTAGTCCTTGGATTGTGTACAACTGTGGCTCGGGGGTGGAATTTCTTGACAAGCTACAGGAAGATCAAGTAACAATGATCATGCCCTATATTGATCCAGATGTCTGGCAAAAGAGGTTCGCAGACTATGTGGCAGATACAGAATGGTGCAAACACATACTGCGGGAAGCAGGACTATGAGTATGTTAAAATTTCCTGTAGTGATGTTGCAGGCGCTTGCAATAGCTGGACTAGGAGCATTGTTAGTCTTGGGCAACAGTACAGATTTTATGCTCACACTAGGCATGTACTTTGCATTCAGATGCATTGGAAACGATGTTATATATCATAGATTAATTTGTCATAGGGCATGGAAAGCACCAACTTGGGTCTGGATAGTAGGCAACATCGTTGCCACAATTGGTGGACAAGGAAGTGCTATAGTATGGTGTGCAAATCATTTACAACACCATGCACACAGCGACAAAGAAAAAGATCCGCACAGTCCTTGGACAAAATCAATTTGGCAAGTTATGCTGGTGCCCATGAACCCTAGGTTAGATTTAAGATACTCTTCTCCTTATTTTAAAAACACCTTATTGGTTTGGTTTCACCGCAATTACTGGAACATTCATGCAACTTATGTGATGTTACTGTTGACATTCTATCCATTTGGAGTCATAACTCTATACCTGGCACCAGTAGCAGTGAATTGGTTCTTCTCTGGATTAATCAATGTGCTTGGTCACAGCAACGTTGAAGTCAATGAAAAAACTCAAGACCGTAGCGCAAACAATTGGACATTAAATCTAGTGACATTTGGTGGTGGATACCATTATAATCATCATGCAAACCCGCAAAATCCAAGGTTTGGTACACGTTGGTACCAGTTTGATATTGCATATTGGATAATTTTATTATGTCGAATCAAATAAAATTTAACAGCGACATTGACATAGACTTTGCTGATCGTACAGCGATCCTAAAACTGATTAAACATACGCCAGCAAGCCAACAGCGTGACAGCGAACTGGTATTGCACAATACCGGAGTATACGTAACAGATATTCCAGTGGATCCATTCAAGAGCATTGCAAGCCTGGACTACAAGACCGCAGAGTCTCGTGGTTACATGAAGCTGGACTTTCTGAATGTAGGGTTATATGAGAAGGTAAAAAATGAACAGCATCTAGAACATCTGATGCATACAGATCCGCTGTGGGACATATTCAACAACAATCAAGAACTGTGGGCGCAGTTGATCCATGTGAACAATCATTGGAACGTGCTAAAGAAAATGCCTGAGCCTGTGGACAGTGTACCAAGACTGGCCATGTTCTTGGCAATCATTCGTCCTGCCAAGCGTCACTTGATTGGACTGCCCTGGGCAGAAGTTGCTAAAACTATCTGGGAAAAAACAGATGACAGCTACTACTTTAAGAAAGCGCACGGAATAGCATACG